CACGTCTACGGGTTCAACACGGACTACATCTACTTCCGTCCCCACAAGGACCGGAACATGGTCCCGCTCGATCCCGACCGCTTCAGCACCAATCAGGACGCGATGGTCAAGCTCATCGGGTTCGCCGGCAACATGACCCTGAGCAACGCTTCGCTCCAGGCCGTCTGCAAGTAAGGAGAGACTGACATGGCTGTTGCTTCCTGGGCTGCCCTCGACACGATGGGCGGCGCTCCCAATCCCGGCGATGCGGCTGATACCGTCATCACGTCGCCGGCCGGTACCAATCTTGGGCCGCAGGTTCCGGTGGGCACCGTCCGCCGGTTCATCGACACGACCGGCAAGTACGGCGTCGGCGAGTTCATCTACCTTCCGGGCGTGGCTTCGCTCGCGGTGGGCGATGTCGTCGAATACAACCTCTCGGCGGGTGTCGTTGCTTCGACCGATGCCACGGTGGTTCGCTGGGCCGGCACTGCCGGCTCGGGCAAGGCGCTCGCCATCGCCATGACCGCCAATACCTCGGCCACCACGTTCTCTTGGTACCAGATCGGCGGCGCCGCCGTCGTGAACACCAACGGCACCGTGGCGGCGGGCGACAAGGCGTTCTGGCAGGCCACTGCCACCGTCTCCACCACGCAGGTTAACGGCAAGCAGGTTCTCGGCGCGGTGGCCTTCTCGGCCAACGGCGTGCCGAGCGCCAACAAGGCGATCTACACCATCGACCGGCCGCACGCGCAGGGCCAGATCCTCTAACGATTGACTACAGGGCGGGGGCTTCGGCCCCCGTCTTTTCCTTTGTTCAACCGGACCCGGCCAAGACCGGCATGGAGGCCAAATGACCGACCCGACTCCCTTTATCGTCCCCAATCCCGAAAACCCCAAAGAGCAGAACGTCGTCTGGTTTGAGTGGTCGTCCGAAAAGGATGACCAAGCGACTGCGGCGCAGGGCGTGCCAGTCTTCGACACCGTCCTGCTGGCTCATGTGCAGGGGCCGGGCTTGATGCGTTCGGAGGCGGTTCTGGTGGTTGAACGCAAGAAGCCCGATGGGCAGGTGGTCGAGAACCACCGCATCTATGGGCCGATGATCGCGGCCTTCAAGAAGAACGAAACGGGCGACATGACGGGAACGCCGCTGACCGAACTGGCGATCCTCGACCACGGCATCCGCTCGACGCTGAAGGCGATGGGCGTCCACTCGATCGAGGCCCTGGCGAACTTGGCCGATACGGCGTCGCAAAGCCTCATGGGCTTCCAGCGCTTCAAGCAGGGCGCCAAGGCTTTCCTGGATCAGCGTGCCGGCCAGCAGCCGCTGGCGAAGATGGCGGCCGATCTGGAGATCGAACGCGAGAAGAACAAGCAGCTTCAGGCGACCATCGCCTCGCTCGATGATCGGCTGAAGGACTTGGAGAAACCGAAACGCAAGGCGGCCTGATATGGACCCTGTGAGCGAACGATACCGGAAAGCGGAGGCGCTTCGTCGCGGCAATCCCGGCCCGACGGGCGAACCGGACGTGCTGGCCGAACTGTTCGCCCGCATCGGACGCCATCTCAATCCCAATCCAAAGGTACCGGCGGCGCCGCCGGTCAATGTCGCCGCGACGCCTCCCGCGCTGCCGCCCTTTGAAGGACCGGGCGCGTCCCTGCCGATGGACCGCTACATGCTCCCGCAGGCCTCTGCCGAGGTCGTTCGGAACACGACGCCCGCCCCGCAAGCCGCAATGCCGGCTGCCGCCCAGCCCGCAATGGCTCCCGAGGTCCCGCCGATGCCGGCGCCTGTCCAGATCGGCGCGTCCGATGGATCGGTTCGTGGCGACGTGCAGGCCAGCATCCAGCAGCTCCTCGCCCAAAAGAAGCTCCTGCCGGAGCATTGGCGCGGCGCCTTCTCCAACCAGTACGGCGAGCCGACTTGACCGCGCTTTCTATTCTTCAGACGGCGGCGTCATGGCTGGCTATTCCCGTGCCCACGGCCGCGTTTTCGGCAACCGACACGCAGACCATTCAGCTTCGGTCGTTGATGAATGACGAGGGGCTGGAACTGGCGTCCTGGCCGGATCATGCGTGGACAAAACTGACGAAGGAAAAGACCTTCACCACGGTTGCGGCAAGCATCCAGACCAGCGCCGTGCCCACGGACTTTGCGCGCTTCTGCGACAACTCCGCATGGGATCGCACCGTTGACCGTCCCCTGTGGGGGCCGATGAGTCCGCAACAGTGGCAGCAGGAGAAGGCAGGGCCGACCTTCACCAGCATGTACTATGGCTTCCGCATCCGAGGAAACGACTTCCTGATGACGCCGACGCCGACCGCTGGCGACACGGTGGCCTATGAGTACGTCTCAAACCTCTACGTCTACGCTTCGGGCGACACGACGCCGACGAAAAGCGCTTTCAGCGTGGATACGGATACCTGCGTCTTCGATGAGACGCTTGTGGCGCGCGGCGTGCGCTGGCGCTTCCTGCGGGCCAAGGGCCTCGACTACAGCCAGGAATACCAGAGCTGGATTGAACTGCTCCAGCGGCTGGCGGCCCGCGATGGCGGAATGCCGAAGCTCAGCGCCTCGCGCAACTATCCGTGGACCCGTCTTAGCCCGTTCATTCCGGACACTGGCTTCGGTAGCTAAATGGCGACCGCCCTTCCCATCTACTCGCCGGAATGGATCTTTAAGTCTCTGGTGTCGGATCGTTTTGCCGGGCTGGTGACGCAGGTGCTGACGGGCCTGGCAACCTACGATCCGCCGAACGTGGCGAGCGGGGCGGCAACGCCGATCACGACGGTCACGGTGACGGGTGCGGTGGTGGGCTATCCTGTTTGGGGCACGTTCTCTCTTGACCAACAGGGCTTGCACCTGAACGCGTGGGTGAGTGCCGCCAATATCGTGTCGGTCAACTTCCTGAACCTGACGGGCGGCGCAATCAACCTCGCAAGCGGCACGCTTACGGCCTATGTGGTGGTGCCCTGATGTTCGCCCCCGCCGTCGCCGATCGACGTTTCGCCGGCAAGCGTGCCGTCGCCACGGCTTACAATCTGCCGGCCCCTGTCAACGGCCTAAACGCCCGCGACGGCTATTCGGACATGAAACCAGACGATGCGCTCGCACTCGTCAACGTGTTCCCCGAGGCCAACTATGTGGCCGTGCGGAAGGGCTACACGTCATGGGCAACGGGCATGACCAACCCCATCCGCACGCTGATGACCTATTACGGTCTGACGGGCGCGGACAAGCTATTTGCCTGCGAAAGCACGAAGATTTGGGACGCGACGGCCTCGGGTGCGGCCACTTCCGTCGTAACGGGCCTCGGCAGCGCCGATTGGCAATGGACCAACATCAAGACGCCGGGCGGCGCCTATCTGATCTGCTGCAACGGCACGGACTCGGTACGCAGCTTCGACGGCACGACGTGGGCAACGCCGGCCATCACCGTGGTTACGTCCTCGACGCTCTGCAACGTGTTCCAGTTCAAGCAGCGCCTTTGGTTCGTCCAGAACAACAGCCTCTCGCTCTGGTACCTGGGCACGCAGGCCATTGCGGGCGCGGCCTCCGAGTTCCCGCTGGGATCGGTGTTCCGCAAGGGCGGCTACATCGTGGCGGCCGGCTCTTTCTCCCGCGATTCGGGCGACGGCGCCGACGATTATCTGGCCGTCATCACCAGCAATGGCGAGATCGCCGTCTATCAGGGCACCGACCCGACCTCGGCCAATACTTTCGCCCTTTCCGGCATCTTCAATACGGCGGCGCCCATCGGCCGGCGATGCATGGCGCGGCTCAATGGGGATCTGTCCATCGTCACGGCAAACGGCGTTATGAGCATGAACGCGCTGCTGGAATTTGGGCGGGAATCCGACCAGAAAGCGGCGATCACGGCACGGATACAGACGCTCTTCAGCCAGTATGCCAGCGACTACAGCGCGCTTTTCGGTTGGCAGGTGATGACCTACCCGAAGGCGCGCTATCTGATCGTGAATGTCCCGATGATTGCCAACACGACGGCGGGCCAGCTCGTGATGAATACAATCACAGGCGCGTGGTGCCAATTCTCCAACATGAATACGAACTGCTGGGGAGCGGCGAACGGCGCGCTTTACTTCGCGGGCAACGCTGGCGTCGTCTACACCGCAGACGTGGGCTATCAGGACAACGGGAGCCAAATCAACTGGGAAGTCCGCACGTCCTGGCAACAGCCGGGCGGGGCACGAAACAAGCTGTTCAAGATGGTTCGGCCCGTCATGCTCACCGGTTCGGGCGTGGCGTTCGGCATCGAGGTAAACACCGATTTCGACACTACGACGGTTTTGACCGGCTCGATCTCGGCCACCGCCGTTACGGGCAATGCATGGCCCTGGACGTGGCCGGGCACATGGGGCGGGACGAATGTTCTGGACGCCCGGTGGCAGTCGGTAGGGTCGATCGGCACATGGGCGGCCGTGCATATGGTTGGTGCTACGCGCGGCGGTGCCTGTCAGATCAACTCTTTCGATTTGCTCGCGGAGCGCGGAGGCGTCCTGTGAGGCGCACGCTGCTGACCGGACAGGAGCCAGCGGTTCTTAAATTCGTGGCCGACCTGTCGCCGATCGAGCGGCCGGTGTGGCGGGACGTGGCCGGCGCTTTCGGAGTGCTGCGCGAAGACGGCGCCATGATAGCGGGGGTTGTGTTTTCCAACCATCGCCCCGAATTTTCGACTTTGGAATTAAGCGCGGCCAGTGTAACATCCCACGCATTCAGCATCGGCATCGTATCCGCCTTGGGCGACTACGCTTTCCGACAGCTCTCCGCAAATCGAGTTTGGGCGAGAACTTCCACGGCGAACCGGCGCGCACGCGCCATGCTTCGCGGCCTCGGGTTCACCGAGGAGGGCGTTCAAGCCTGCCACTATGGGCCTAAATCGCACGCGGTTATCGCGCGCCTTCTACGGTCGGAGTGGGAACGTCGGAAAATCCGCACTGAAGAGGTGCGGCGGGCAGCTTAAAATGCAAGGTGGCGGCGGCAGCGCTCCCCAGTTCGATGCCAACAAGGTGGCGAACGACCAGAAGAATACCAATGTCGCGACGGGCATTTCCAACGCCTATCTGGGTAACACCAATCAGGTAACGCCCTACGGCAACCTGACGTATGAGCAGACCGGCACGGCGAGCATAGACGGCCGGGATATTCCCCGGTTTACCGCCACGCAGACGCTCAGTCCCTCGCAGCAGGCGATCTACGACAAGACGACGGGATTGCAAAGCCGGGCGCTCGACACCGCCGGCAACGTGCTGGGCAGCGTCAACAATTCGGTCAACACACCGCTCAACTACGACGGGCTGCCGCAACTCCCGCAGGACCAGACCCAGCTTCGCAACGATGCCTACAGCGCGCTGACGGCTCGATCGACGGAGGATCTGAACCGGCAGACCGACATGCAAAAGACGCAGCTTGCCAACCAGGGCGTAGCGGCAGGATCGGAAGCCTACAACAACGCCATGATCCCGTTGGAGCGGGCGCGGGTGGACGCCTCCAACCAGGCCACGATCAACGCCGGCAACATCGCGGGCCAGAATCTCCAGCAGGGCCAGACGCTCCGCAACCAGGGCATTCAGGAGCGGACCTCGATCCGTAACCAGCCCCTACAGGACTATCAGGCCTTGCAGGGCTTCGGCGGCGGCGTGACGCAACCGACGTGGGCGACGCCGACGCAGGCGCAAATTCCCACAACCGATGTGACCTCGCCGCAGATCGCGGCCTATCAGGGGCAGATGAACGCCTACAACCAAGGAATGCAGTCCAGCAATTCGACGATGGGCGGCCTGTTCGGGCTGGGCGGCTCCGCCCTCATGGCCGGGGCGATGTTCGCATGATCGCCCTAGTCGCCTTGGCACTTCACCTTGTACTTGGTGCCGATCGACCGGCAGATGAACTGCGCGTCGTAGATCATCGCCTCAACCTGCGGCCGATCCCGGAACATCACAACGGTGTTGTTGGCGGTCGGGTAGGTCCACGCATAAGCAGCGCCTGGATAGCTGATCGTATTGGAACTGCCGGAGATCGAATTGCCGTAAATCGAAGCGCTGCCGCTGGTAGTGCTGTATCCCGGCATAGTGACGACTCCCCCCGCATTGGCTCGCACGGCAGCGCCAGCAAATCCAAAATAACGGAAGCCGTTTTTAGTGGCGAGTTCGGCGCTTCGCAGCAAGGCAAAGTCCTGCGTTTGCTCCTGCGAGGTGTAGCCGTTCCCGGTAAAGGACACGCGCCAGATGTTGGGAGCGAGTTGGGTTTCCTCGTATCCGCCAGCGAGGCCGCTGGGGCCGTATGGGGTACTGCATCCCGCAAGGGCTGCAAGCATCGCGATCATGAATAAGCGCTTCACAATTCCTCCTTTGCCCGAGGGCGGGAATATTGCGCTGCAATTCAGCGGCGGCAAGGACTCACTGGCGGTTGCATACCTTCTGCGCCCGTATTGGGACCGCATCACGTTGTACCATGTGGACGCGGGCGACCTCCTGCCGGAAGTGCGGGAAATCGTCGATAGCGTCGAGGCGATGGTGCCGCGCTTCGTGCGGATTGATTCCGACTCGCAGGCGTGGGCGTCCGTCAACGGCCTGCCGAGCGATCTGGTCCCCTGCACCGGGACGCTTCCCGGCATGTTGATGGGCGGCAAGACCCGCATTTCCGCGCGCTACGAGTGCTGCGGGCACAACCTCTGGATACCGATGCACGCCCGCATGATGGCCGATGGCGTCACCCTCGCCATCCGGGGCAGCAAAACCTGCGACATGGCGAAACTCCCGGCTGTGAGCGGGGATCAGACGCTGGGCTACGAGTTGTGGCTCCCGTTGCAGGACTGGTCGCACGCAGACGTGTTTGCCTATCTCCGTGAGGTGGGTGCGCCCATCTGCCGGGTCTACGAGAACAACGTCAACGCGCCGGAATGCGCGACTTGCTCGGCATGGTGGAGCGAGGGCAGGGCGGGCTACCTCGCCAAGTATCACCCGGAACTGAGCGCAGCCTATCAAGCCAAGCTAGGCATGGTGGCGCGCGAGGTGTTCCCGCTGATGGCCTCTTTCAACGCTGAATTGGGGGCCGTCTGATGGCTGCCAAGCTCACCGACTACTTGCTCCAAAACCCGCTCTATGCAACCGGCGCGGCGATCTCGCAGCAGGGCACGTCCACGGCTCCTGTACGGTCCCCGATGGAGGGACTTGCCCGCGCTCTACAGGGTGGCTTGGGTGGCCTGACGCAAGGCTATGCGCTGGCGCAGGCCAAGGGCGAGCAGACCGCTGACCAGACGGCGCTTGCCAAGGCGATGCAGCTTTACGCGACCAACCCGACCGAAGCCCGCAACATTCTGGCCTCCCGGCCGAACCTGTCCGACACGGCAAACGCGATGATGATGTCCGATGTCGCGGATCAGCGCGCCAAGGGGCTGATCGACTACAAGGACAAGAAGGACCAAGAAGATCAAACCCGCGCCATGGCGGCTTTCGGCATCACGCCTCCGGGCGCAACGCCGGCCGGTGGCGGGAATACGCAGGTTGCCGGAGGTGTGCCGCCGGCACAGGCCAAAGCCGAGGCGCAAAAACAAATTCAGTATCTCGTCAACGTCCACAACATCCCGCCTGAGTTGGCGACAACGATGGTCGGCAATCTCTATCAGGAGAGCGGCTTCAACCCGAATGCCGTGCATGATGGCGGCACTGGCTACGGCATGGGCGGTTGGCGTAATGAGCGCCGCTCGTCTCTGGTCAACGAGGCGCAGGCGCGCGGTGAAGATCCGTCAAACCCGACCGCCCAGCTTGATTTCTACGCCAACGAGTTCAAGACGCGGCCCGAATACCAGCAAGCTCTCCAGGCAAAAACCCCGGAGGCGCGGCAGGCCGCAATGATGACTTATTTTCGGCCGGCAGGGTACACACCACAGAACCCGCAGGGCGGTCACGGCTTCAACAACCGCGTGCAGTACGCGCAGCAATTTTCGCCGCAAGTCGCGCAAGGCTCAGCAGACGGGCAGATGCAGCCGCCCCCGCAGGCGCTCAACGCGCCGGCACCGCAGGCGAACGGCGAGACGATCAACTATCAGGGCCTCCAGCTTCCCAAGGCGGAAGTGACGGCGGCCATGATGATCCCCGACAAGGTGAAGCGCCAGGAAGCGCTGCTAAAGATCATCACAGACGGCGGCAAGCAGCAGCGCGGCCCCGATGCGGGCACGGCGGCCGGCGACGTTCACATTCTCACCAAGGGCGACCCGTCGTCGCCGGAGTATCACGCCGCTTTCAATCGCATTGCCGAGCCGAAGCAGGCGGCAAACGGCCAGCTTCTTCAGCCCGACATGAGCGCCTATCGCCGACCGGAGATTGTCGGCGCGCAAACGGACGGCAACGTCAACCCGCGCGTGATCGACACGCCGGCCTCGCGCTTCCAGATGAGCGGCAAACTCGCGGACGACTTCAACCAGCTCAAGTCGGTGAAGGACTACCGCGAGGTCGTGCCGATCTTCCAGTCGATGCAGGAAGCGGCAACGCAGAACAACCGCGTGGCCGACCTCAACCTTGTGTATGGCCTCGCCAAGCTGTTCGACCCGACCTCGGTTGTCCGCGAGGGTGAGCAGATCATGGTCCGCAACGCGCAGGGCCTGCCGGATCAGATCAAGGGCATGATTTTCGCCGTCAATGGCGGCAGTCAGTTCCCGCCCGAGCAGCGCGCCCGCATCATGGAGCAGGCCGCAAGCCGCGTGAATGCCTACAAGGCGCAGTATGACGGCATTGCCGATCAGTTCACGCAGCGCGCCAAGCGTTACGGCCTCGATCCGCAGGACGTGCTGACGACGCCGAGCCAGCCACAGCAGCCCGCGCAGGGCGCGGCGGGCAGCGTCCCGGTCTACGACATCAACGGAAAGCGCATCAAGTGAGCGACGTTTTCCAGATCCAACTCCCCGATGGCCGGGTGGTGGGCATCCAGGCGGGTTCTCCGCAGGAAGCCGCCCAAGGCGCGCGGAACATCGTCGCGCGGGAGAAGGGCGAGAAAACCGGCAAGGAGGCAAGCGGCCTCGGGTTTGTCGATAACCTCGCCCGGCAGGCGGCCAACGGCGTGACCTTTGGCTATGCCGACGAGATCACGGCGGCCTTGGACGCGGCAACGCATGGCCTCCTTGGCCGTGGTGCGCCGGGTGAAAACTTCAGCGACCGTTACGGCCAGAACCTCGCCGCCACACGCGGGCAGGACAAGTCATTCTCCGAACAGAATCCGATCTCCGCAGGCGCCGCGAACATCGCCGGCAACATCGCAACGTCCGTGGCTGCCCTCCCGGCTGCCGCAACTGCAATGGGGCCTAGCCTCCTCGGCAACGCCGTCAAGATGGGAGCCGTAGGCGGTGGCCTTGGTGCCGCGCAGGGCTTTGGCGAGGGCGAGGGTGGCTTTACCGATCGCTCCACTCAGGCCGCCCTTCAGGGTGCCTTGGGGGCCGGAGCAGGCGCTGCCATTCCCTTCGTAGGCGCTGCCGCCAGCCGGGCGCTGGAAACCGCGCCGGGCCGCTATGTGTCGGAGCAGATCGTGGCGCCGGCTGCCCGCGTCGTTGGTGGCTTGTTCAAGGGCGGCATCCCCGCCCAATCCCTGTCGGCCGCCGCACCGGACGGAGCGGCAGGCGCGGGTAATTTCATCAGCAATGCAGCCGACGCCGTGGTTGCCAAGACCGGCAACGTCGCGGAACGCGGCGCAATCGACCGGCTGGCGACCGCGCTTCAGCGCAGCGGCACCAGCAGCTCGCAGATCGAGGCACGGCTTGCCCGGATGGGCGAGGGGGCAACCCTGGCCGATACCGAACAACAGTTCCTGCGCGAAGCACGCCGCGCCAACACGCTGCCGGGCGAAACATCGACCTATGCCAAGAACGTACTGGAAGCCCGCGACCGCGCTGCGCCGCGCCGCCTGACCTCGGCTTTCGAGGGTAGCGAATCGCCGCCGTCGACCTTTGCCTTGCGGGGCGACGGGCAGGCCTTCGATCAGAACCTCCGCGCCGTGGGCCAGAAAGTCTATGGCGACATGGCAGACGCGGGCCTCCGGCAGTCGCCGGAATTGATGGCGATCTATGAAAATCCGGCCGTGGCGCAGGCCATCGATCGGGTGATGACGGCAGAGAAGGCTACCCGCATCGGCACCGACCGCGCGCCGGCCTCTCCCGTCGAGATCATGCACAAGGTCAAGCAGGCCATTTGGGACTTGGGCTTCGACAAGGAAACCGCCCGGCCCGGCCCGATGGCGTCGTGGTATCGCGACCTTGGCACGCAGTACATGGACCGCCTGAAGGCCGCCAATCCCAAGCTGGCGGAAGCCGACGCGCTGTATTCGCAGGCCGCTTCCCTGCCGGAGCATTTCGACGCCGGCCGTGCGTTCCTTGCCAGCGGCACGACCGAAAAGGGCATGAACTCGTCGGCGCCCGGTCTTGCCGAACTTCTTTCGGGCGCCAACACGCAGCAGCAGGCCGCCGTGCGCGCGGGTTCAACCAACACCGTCCGCGACCTCACCAGCGGCCGGAACGCCATCAACCAGGCGCGCTCCCTGGCGCGCGACGTGACGAACGGCAGCGAAATTCAGGCGCGGTTGACGCAGATTTATGGACCCGATCAGGCGCGCGAGATCATGCGCCGCGCAGAGACGGAAGGCATCTTCGCCAATACCAGCAACGAACTGCTGAAGGGTTCCAAGACGGCCGAAAAGCTATCGGAAGTGATGGACACCGGCAACGCAGGCTTCCGCGTCACGCCGGGCGGTGTCACGCCGCGATTTTTCGAGCGGTTGATGGACATTCCAGAAATGCTCCTGAAGCCGAACGAGGCCGTTCGGAACCAGATCGGGCAAATGACGCTCAACGCCGACAGCGCGGAGACGCGCCGCATCCTCGCTTTGGCCGAGGAGCTTCTGAAGAAGCGGGCCGGCGGTGCATCCGGCCGCGTCGGCGCAGCGGCGGGCCTCGCTGAAACACTCATGGGACCATAGGAAAGACAATGCCCCTCAACGGTTCAGGCACCTATTCCGCTCCGGCGCTTCCCGGTTCGTGGAATCCCGCGTCGTCTGGCTCCATCGCATCGCCGACAGACTGGAACACGCTGCTTGCCGACATTTCTACGGCGCTCTCAACGATGATCGCCAAGGACGGGCAAACGACCGTTACCGCGAACCTGCCAATGGCGGGGTTCAGGCATACCGGCGTCAGCAATGCCACGGCGCGCGACAGCTACGCCTCTGCCGGGCAGGTGCAGGACGGCAGCACTACCTATATCGCGGCGGGCGGCACAGCGGACGCAATCACGCTCACGCTGGCGCCAGCCATCACGGCCTATGCCATCGGGCAGACGTTCCGCTTCAAGGCATCGGGGGCGAACACCGTCACCAACCCGACGATTAACGTGAACGGCGTCGGCGCCGGCACGATCTTCTGGCCGAACGGGGCGGCCTTGGCGGCCGGGGATATTCCGGCCAATGCGCTGGTATCCGTCACCTGTTCAACCACCACGCCAGTCTGGCACCTCCAGACGGTTTCCGTGCCCGGATTGGCTAACACAACTGTTGCGGCATCGCGGGTAAATCTCAAGATCGACAGCCGCACGACGGTTGCGGACGCCATCTACACCGTCCTCTCGACCGACTATCTGGTGGCCTATACATCGCTCAGCGCCGCCCGCACCGTGACGCTGCCTGCGGCCAGCACGTTCAATGCCGGCCGTCGCCTCGTTATCATTGACGAAAGCGGATCGGCCTCGCAGACGAATGCCATATCTCTGGCACCGAACGGCGCAGACACCATCGCCGGCTCAAACACAACGCAGGTGGTTATCAACATCCCGCGTGGCCGCATCGAATTTGAATGTAACGGATCGAACGGATGGCACGTCGTCGGGCCGTGGTCGGTACGCTATGTCTCGACCCTGGCCGCCGACGTGGTGCTGAACAACACCGGCACCTATTTCGACGTGCTGTCGATCGCCCAGGGCACCGCGGGAACGTGGCGGGCGCGTGTGTCGGGCACTTTCCTCGACACCGCCACCGCGAACGCCTCCTTCGGCTTCAAGTTGACGGACGGAACGACGACCTTCCGGCAACCGACCTCGCAATCGCCGAACAACAACGGCAATACCATCTGCATCGAGTGCGAAGCGACCAACCCGGCCGGCAACCTGAAATTGCAGGCGCTGGACGCCTCCAGCATCAACGGCCTGATGAAAGCCAACCCGAGCGGTTCTAGCGCCACAGCGACACAGATGATTGTTGAGAGGATCGCATGAGCGAAGTCGTTCTCTGGGCGCGCGACGATGGTACCGTCGTTGCGTGGACGCCGACCGCTGGTCTGTCTCTGGCCGATGCCATCGCCTCGCCCGACGTGCCGAAGGATCGCCCGCACTTCGTGGCCGATGTGGATGACTTGCCGGTCGCACCGATCGCGGCATGGCGTTTGAGTGCGCGGGGCGTGGTGAGTGTTGCAGACATTCCGCCACCTCCGATCGAGACAAGCAAGCTCCGATTCGCGTTGGAATTGAAGGCGCGCGGCCTGTGGCCGTCAGTCAAGGCCGCCATCGCCGCCAACGAGGACGCCACCCTGTATTGGGACTTCACCGACATCGTGCGGTCCGACAACCAGATGCTTCTGGCGATGGCAAGCCAGTTGAATATCAGCGCGGCCGACGTTCGCAACATCATCGTCGCTGCCATCGCGCGGCACGTCTGAACAGGAAAGCAAGGAGAGAACAATGGCCCTCAACCCAAACAGTATGCTGGTTGTTTACAATGCCACTCCCGGCACGGTATCCGACGCCACCGACGCGCTTGCACAGGGCGACGATCAGGGAAAGCAGCTCGTTACGCCCTATGCCGCCCCGGCAAACCGCTGGACCTATGCGGCTGCGGCTTCCGGCATCGTGAACACGACCACGGCGGTTACGATAAAGGCTGCCGCTGCGGCGGGCCTTCGGAACTACATCACGGACATTCAGATCAATACGGCCACCCTGGGGGCGGCGACAGAGCTTGCCATTCGGGATGGCGCGGCGGGCACGGTGCTGTGGCGATGCCAGCTTCAGACGGTGGCGCTTCCGCTGCTTTCGGTCAACTTCCAAAGCCCGCTGAAGGGAACAGCGGCAACGCTGCTGGAAGTGGTGACGATTACCGCCACGGTCACGGGCGCCGTCTACTTCAACGCGCAGGGCTTCGTGGCGCCATGATGATAAATGAACGCATCGACGCGCTGGTGGACGCGCTCTGGTTCCTGATCCCGTTCTCCTTCGTGGGTGCGTTCTTTGGAGACAGCTTCCGCCGCGATGTGCTGACACGCCGGCAGCGCGTTTCGGCTGGTCTGTTCGCCCTGTTCATTGGCCCGGCCGCCGGCCTGCTGGTGACGCGGGAATGGGGCTGGCACGACGTAACCGGCCTCGCCATCGCCGCCGTGGTCCCTACGCTCTCCTATGACCTAATCGTGCTGGTGGCGGCGTTGTTGAGCCAGCTTCGGGCCGATCCCCTGGGCGGGCTTCGCAAGGTGTGGGACGCGGTTGCGTCGATCCTGCCGGGCAGGAAGTCGTGACTTGGGAAGCCTTGATCTGGATTGCTGTTGTCGTCTTCTTCGCGTGGCGGGCGCGGCGACACTGGAAGAGTGCAGCGCGATGAAGACCAGCCCGCAAGGCATCAAGCTGTTGCACGGCCGCGAGGGCTGCCGCCTGAAGCCCTATCAGGACACCGTGGGCGTCTGGACCGATGGCTGGGGAAATACGCATGGCGTCATCCCCAACGGGCGGCCGATCACGCAGGAAAAGGCCGACGCGGATTTCGCGCGCCATCTGGAAGCGTTTGAACAGGCCATCAACGACAGCGTGACGGTGGGGCTTGAACAGCACCAGTTCGATGCGCTGGTGTCCTTTGCCTACAACGTCGGCATCGGCGCGTTCAAATCTTCAACGCTGCTAAAGCGCATTAACGCCATGCGCTTTGAAGAGGCGGCCCTTCAATTCGACCGCTGGCACATTCCCCCGGAGATCACGTCCCGGCGTAATGCCGAACGTGAGCAGTTCAAAGGCACGGCTTTCGAGGCGCGCATCGCATAGCCAAAGACCGGCCAATCTGAAGGAGATCACCCGATGCCGTTTCTTCCCTTGCTGTTGGGCCTCGCGCCCACGGTCGCCAGTTGGATTATGGGAGACAAGACCGGCGCCGCCATTTCTAAGGTGACGGGGATTGCCCGCGAGATCCTCGGCACCGACGACGCCAACGCTATCGAGAAGGCCATCGCAGCCGATCCGAACGTCGCGCTCCAGTTCAAGATGGCCGTTATCCAGGCGGAAGCCGATGCCCGCCGGCAGGAATTTGAGACGATGCAGGCTCAGCTCGCCGACGTGCAGAGCGCCCGCGATCAGACGGTCAAGCTGGCGCAGGCCGGCAGCGCGATAGCCTGGGGTGCGCCGATTGTCTCCGTCCTTGCCATTATCGTGTTTGCAGGCTTCGTCTACCTGCTGTTCGCCAAGGTCGTTCCCGAGGGCATGAAGGAGGCGCTGCTGCTGCTGGGCGGTTCAGCCGCTACCGGCTACGGCATGGTCCTGAGCTACTGGCTGGGCAGTTCGGCCGGATCGGCACAAAAGAACGCCGCGCTGGCATCCGCCATCGAGAAGGGCAAGTAAAATGGCCCAAGCCCCGCTTCCTGACGAGAAATGCCAGGAGGCGGTAGACGCCATCGTGGTGCATGGCAGCGTATCCGCAGCCGCCCGCGCGCTGAACGTCAACAGATCGACATTCGAGGCCCGCGTTATTGAGGCAAAAAGGCGAGGCTTTGTCTCGACATTGCCGCCGCGCCTGATGATGAAAGGCCAGTCCATCCTCCGCGACAAATCGGGGGAGGAGGTTGCGCGGTGGGATAAAACCAAGCTCGCCGGCCGCGACGCCGCCGATACGTTCCAGCTACCGGACCCGAAAAAGGTCACGAAGGTTTCGACCTTCCTCGATCAGCAGGGCAACGTCGCCGCCCAGTGGATCTCTGAGAAACCGGACGACGCGCAGCGCGAGGCCCTGTGGATCGCCTTCGCTGAGAAACTGGCCGATGACATCAAGCCCGCCAAGCCGATAGCCAAGCCCAAGGGCTTCTCTCACATGGATTTGCTCGCGGTCTACCCGGTGGGCGATCACCACGTCGGCATGCTCGCGTGGGATCAGGAAACCGGCGGCGCCAACTACGACCTGAAGGAAGCGGAGCGGGTACTGCGCGACGCCTCACGGCGGCTGATCGACACCTGCCCGCCGTGTGAGCAAGCCTTGGTCGCATTTTTGGGCGATTTTCACCATTACGACTCCTATGCGGCCGTCACCCCGGCGCACAAGAACTTGTTGGACGCGGACGGACGCTTTCCCAAGATGGTCGAGACGGGCGTGCGGATCGTGCGTCATGTCATCATGGCCGCGCTGGAACGGCACCGCCACGTCAACGTGATTTTCGAGGGCGGCAACCACGACCCAGCCACCGCCGCCTTCATGCGTATCCTGCTGGCGTGTCTGTACGAGAACGAGCCCCGTGTGACGGTCGATAAGTCCCCGATGGGTTGCCATTATTTTGAGTGGCGTAAGGTCTTAATTGGCACGCACCACGGCGACAAGATCAAGGGCGAGAAGCTGCCCGGCATCATGGCGCACGACCGGCCGGAAGCGTGGGGCCGCACGGCGCACCGCGTCTGGTTCACCGGGCACGTTCACCACGAAAGCCTAAAATCCTTCCCCGGCTGCAAGGTCGAGACCCTGGAAGTGCTGCCTCCTCTCGATGCCTACGCGGCGGGCGCGGGCTATCGCAGCAATCGCTCCATGAAGGCCGTCGTCTTCCACGGCGAACACGGCGAGGTGGAGCGGCACACCGTTAATCCCGGAATGTTCGACGCCAAGGTGGCAGCATGATCCGCCGGGCCACCAAGGACGACGCCGATGCGCTGGAGCAGATGGACCGCGTCTGCTTTCCCCACGATCATCCCTACGGCCTGTTCCATTGGGA